CCATAGACCAGAACTCTGGCCAACACGGCGAGTCGTCATCAAAAATGGCAGGAAGTTCTACAACCTCCCACTGGTCAGCCAGAGGATCTTTAGCCATCGCACGAAGCAGTTGACCCGTCATGTCCTTTTCGGACCACCGGGTCTGAACCAAAACTATCGACCCACCCGGCTGGAGTCTCTGTCGGGGGCCCCCTGTGTACCAATCCCACGCATCGTCAAAACCATTCGCTGACATCGCCGTCTGTTCCGAATGCGGGTCATCAATAATTACCAAGTCCCCACCACGACCCGCGAGGTTGGAGCCGACTCCCACCGCATAGTACATCCCGCCAGAGGCAGTATCCCAACGACCAGAAGCTTTACTATCAGCAGCCAGACGAACTTCCGGGAATATTTCTTTGTAATCATCGCTATCAATCAGGTTTTTTGTTTTACGTCCAAAGTTAACAGCAAGCTCCGTGGTATGCGTTGCCTGAATAATCTTCATCTTTGGATTTTTACCCATCATCCATGCAGGAAACAAGAACGAAGCAAACTCTGATTTAGTATGTCGCGGGGCCATGTTGATAATCAAACGCTTCAACTCACCCGTGGCTACACGCTCAAGCTTATCAGAGATAATTTTATGGTGACGACCAGCGATAAACTCTGGCCACATATTTTTTACAAAGATCAAAAAGTCATCACGACAAGCTTCATTACGTTCAATCTGAGCTAGCCGAAGACGAAGTTTCGCCTCCTGATCTGAAACATCCATAGGGGGCCCCTAACTGCACAAAATATACGCATAAATATGCACAATAATTAGGCAGTTAACAACTCATATCATTTTTCACATAAATATTTGCGAGAAACATGGCCCTAGCTAGCGCTAGCCAGCGCGTGGGCGGCGGCGCGAAAATCGCGGAAAAATGGCGGAAATCCGCGGTTTTTGACCCGATAGCGCGGGGCCCCTAACCACGGCCAACGGGCCGCGCTGCGCGGGCAATATCGACGCGCTGCGCGTCCGGCTGCCGGTTGCCGGTGGCCAGATCCAGCGGGCCAGATCCGGCGATTGCGAGCCGGTTGCCGGTGGCCGGTGACAACGGCCAACTGGCCACGAGTGACGGGCCGGTATGTTTAGGGCATGGGGCGCGGGGCATGGCCCGCCGTGATTAACTGGTTTAATGGCGCAACGCGGGCCAGTAACGGGGCAAAAGAAAACCCCCGCTGGTAACCTACCGGCGGGGGCGTTGTGGGCGTTGTGGGGCGTTTATTCCAACTCCAACTTTACGTTAGCGTCGGCCAGCACTTCGCGAATAGCGGCTTTCAAATCGTCGGCGCGGCTTTCGTCATCAAGCCCCTCTGGCAACCGCTCGTCAATCATTTCGCCGATAGCGTCTTGGTGATCCCAAATTTCAATTTCGTAATCATCCAACGCCCGTTCAATTTCCCTTTCGGCTATGCTTTCGGCCAATGCTTCAACCTTGTCACCGATTAAACCCATAACCGCGTCACCCAACTGGTCTAGCTGTTCGGCTTTTAATGCGTCGCGGCGGTTGGCATATTCTAGCTGTTGTTGAAGCCGTTCTATTTCGGCGTCTTTTGGATCAACGATAGAATCATTATCAAAATTTAAATCTTGCATAGTTTTAGTTTCCCGTAATTCGGGGGCCGCCACCGTGGCAACCCCAACGCCGCCCATTATATGCGATTAATCCCATATGTAAACCCCCCATAAAAAAAGCCCCGCCGGTTGGCGGGGCCAGTGTGGAATATATGCGGGCCGGTTATGCGGCCACGGCGGCAACCCGTTGCCAGTCGGCGGGCTTCATATTCAAGACTTGCCCGCCCCGTAATTGCCACGCGTCCACGTCGTCGGCGTCGGCTTTGTTCGCAACGGCTGTTACCGCATTAACCAACGTGGCGCGGCTTATCGGCTGGCCCTGTTCATATCCGGACTGGCCGATTGTATCCAGCAACCCGTCTAAAACGCTGGACGTTTCTTTTTTGGTTAATTGCATCACGCGGCCCAAGTTTTGGACAACTTCGGTTTTTTCAACCGCCACGCCGTCGATTACGTCGGCGGCGGCTTGTTTCATTTGCTCAATTACGGCGTCGAATGAATCACGGCTAGAATATGCGGAAACCAAATCAGTAAGCTTTAATTCTAAAGCTTTATTGTCGGCATCTTTCGCCGCGTCGGATAACAAGCCCCAATCATCCATATCACGGGCCGACGTGATATGACTAGACCGCGTTTTATTTTGGGTCTGCATTCCGTTAAGACAAGCCAATGTCCACGCAATCTGATAAACAGAAACGGAACCCGCGCCAACTTCAGAGTTTTGCAAGCCGATACCGTTGGCCATGATATCGCCGACATTTGCGCCCGTGCCGGTTTGATTTAATGACCGCAACCGCAAATAAAGCCGCTTGTCGGTAATGTCGGCATTCACAACTTGAAAAAGCGCGGGGTTTTCCATTAACGGCCGCAACGTAGATTCCAACAAATTGATATTATCAAATGTCTTAAACTTGTCAGAAACAAAAGCCCGCAAAACGCCGTTCGGCTTTTCTGAGCTATTCCATTCTGAGCGCGGCGGCACGTTTAAACCAACCCCGCCAAATACTGGCGGCTGTTCGGTTGTTATGTCATGCGTTCTTAGCATCCGGCGGGCTGGCTTTTTTTGCCAGATTGCATTTATGAGCGCGTCGAATTCTGGCGAATATTCGGCTTGCAACCGGCGGGCCGTTCTAGCGTCAATATCGGCATGACTGGCAATCTGGCCGAATGCCACATCATTTATATCAAAAATTCTGGTAGGTTCACCCCCGCGCTGTTCAATAACCACTTGGGGCCGCCCGTTGTCCGACGTGATTTTTTGCAAGTCATGCGTCGGGGCCAGATAATCGGCGGCGCGGGCGTGTTGATCCTGAACTTTCAAAAGTAAGTTTTGAAGCGAGTTTTTGTTGTTTTCGATTGTATGTGTCATTTTTTCATTTTCCCGTAGTTGTTAAAAAACCGGCGGGCATTATTGCGCCGCCGGTCATTTTCATATCAGATTATGCGATATTATGCAATATGAAATTTTTAAAATTTCTATTCGGCCCCTATATCCCCCGCGACGTGGTGCCGGATAATAGCGCGGGGCGATAGCGTTTTGACAAAAGCCCGCAACTTGTCGCCGTCCGATTGTTCTTGTTCTTGGCCAGCCGTGGCCGTCCAATGCAAGGCAACATTACCGCCCGCCGCATAACACCCGCCGCGCTCGCCGTTTTCAATTTTTTTCTTTTTGACGCCGTGGCCAGTAAACCCGACAATATAATCACGATTTAGGCGGGCGCATAACGGGCCGTCTTTCCCGCCGCAATTAACACACCCGACATTATCCAGATATTCGGCGGGGCATCTAATGACGCGAACGGGGGCCGGTATATCGTCGCGTTCAATAGTCGCGTGTTTCCCATTTTTCCAAAATGATTTTTTGACGACGGTCACAACCGGCGCGATTTTATTAGCGCATATTGCCACGGCTTCGGCCAAGTTATCGGCGCTAAAATTTATCGTTGTCTTATTCGGGGCCAGTTTATGAGCCCAGTATAACGGGTGAAAATGAGAATAAGTAAAACTCTCCCCGCGACGCGGCTTGGCTTCTAGCACGGCGTCTAGATATTCAAAATCTATTTGACCGGCCCCGCAACCCTGCCCGCTATCGTTTAATTTGCAATCAGCGGGGCATGTTCCAAAATTATTAGCTTTGCCCGCTCTATATGTAACGGCCAAGCCCGACGTTTTGTTGGCGGTTGAATTTTTAACAGTTTTTAACATTATAGCCCCCTACATCTAAATCTGAACACGCAATAACTTGAACACTTGAGCCAATATGAGCCGATCTAAGTATTGCGGCAAGCTTGGCCTGTTCTAATGTTTCGTATGTTTCATCCGAAAGCCCATAGCTTCGCGCTTCGTCTTTTATTTTATACATTTTCTGATTTCCCATAGTTATGCGATTTGTCCCATATATAGAAAAAACAAAACCCCGTCAAGATATATTGACGGGGCCTAGTATTTTTTAAAATTTTATCTTCAACGGCGGCGGCTTATATGTCGCGTTCGCTTTTGCGTGTGTTTTTCCCAGTCCGGCCCGTACAGTAACCGGCCAATAATAGAAAATATAAACATTAGTTCGCAATCTCCCGTTCTTCTAAATAAAAGTTCAAATCCTGCAACACCCGAAAAACGTGATTGTCTGGTTCACCCTCTTCGTAAAAATGTTGCTGTTCACTGCACCAGTTATAATCAATCAACTGGCGCAATCCCTTTAACATCCGCTGTTCTGCTGTTTCAGTCATGGCTCACCTCATCCTCAATGCGTCTGAATACTTCTTCAATTACTGAAACCGTAGCGTCAATGCTATCATCGTCAGGAATCCATACGCCCTCGCGCAAACCTTCCATGTCACGCAAAAGACATTCTTTCAACTCTTCGTTCGTCATATCTCTTAAAAATGATTTAGCCATCGTTCATAACTCCCGTAGTAATTAACAATGACCCTATATATAGGATTATCTGGGAGAAATCAAGTCAAAAAGCACATCCCAGTTAAACTTGCCTTTTTGGTGGTGTGTTGGCTCGACGGATTGCAAGCCCTCCATTTTCAAATCAACCGCCGCGCTGGCAGGATATAAAAACATTTCCGGTTCATCTGTCGGTTTGTTCTGTTTCTTAATCAATATCCACGACGGGCTATGTTGATGACGAGATAACCACGCCACTTGTGACGGCTGTAACGTGACGCCATTGCTTGTTAAAAATTTAAGCTCCACAAAATGAAACACACCAAACTCGTCACATATAAGCAAGTCTGGTATTCCGGCTCCCACATAATTCTCAATCCGCGTCAGCAGCAACTTCCGCTTCGACCTCTGCGCCGCTTCCTTTATCTGCTTGTAAAAGCCGCTTTCTCGCTTTGTTGCGATTACTGGGGTTTTCATCTTCCGGCGTGACGTTGATTGTGACTGGGGCATAACTTTGCTTGAGTTCCTCTAGCGCTTTCAGAACATCCTCTTTGCTCATACTGTCGATAGAGCCATGACGGATTTCTGATTTGTTGACGTATATGTCCCCCTGCGCTTGTCCCCGTCTGTATTCAGCTTGCACGGCGGCACTGTATGCACCGTTCTGCAAAGCCAAATCTCTTATGTTCTGCAAATCTCTTACGTGCCGGTGAAACGTAATGCCATATTTTTCATCAAGTTCTCGCCGATACGATTGTATAGCCGCCACGACATGGGGCGATATGTGCGGGTTGGTCAGTTCATAGGCCCTGCTATGTGCAGACGTTACAGCATACCCAGCGTTTATGGCCGCCTCGCGCAGTGTAATCTGCCCGTCTTTACTCACCAGTTCCTTTACAAAAAGTTCCTGCTTACGAGTCAGGGGCTGGTCTACACCAGCCGGTGGTCTGCCCCGCCGTTCTCTAGGTTTTCCTGTTATCTTACCCGCCGC